CTCATGGTGTATTCGCACTTCACTGAGGCGAAGATTACCTCGCGGCAGTGGGCTAAGTTCGTGAAAGGGGTCACTCGTGGCCCCGTTGAGGCTTCGGCTGAAGCACGCGCGAAAACCTATATCGACCTAGGGATAGAACAGTGGTTGAAACACGGGGTAGTGATCCCGCCACCGCCACCTGTGGTTGGTGGTAACCTCGAAGATCTATCTCCATCTCAGTCAAGGAATTACCCAACTGGACAATTCCGTAGTAAGTCTCAACCCGATGGGCTGTATGACTCTGCTGAGTGGTTCGCCGTTCACGACGACGCTCAGTTCGTGGTAGATCACCTCGAGATTTTCGAAGGAGTTTTCTGGAGATTAACAGAGGGTGAAGACCTAGAGGCCTACGTGAGGCAACTCATAGAATGGTCGGAGGAGCCTGGCGATACTGATGACGACGTCATTACAGTTGCCGGGAGACTTGCACTCGTTCAGGAGGCCGGTTGCAAAGGTAGGTTTATCGCAAACCCGTCCAGTGCGCTTCAAGCGGCTGCTCTGCCTTTGTACAAGTGGTCGAACCTGTTGGTAAAGCGCCTTCCTGGCAACTATTCGTTAGACCAGGAGGAGGGCGTCCGTCGAGCCCAACAGTTGCTCGTTTCTAATGGGATCGCATTCTCAATTGACCTCGAGGGTGCAACTGATAACTTACCGCGCTCCCTTGTGCTGCACACCATGCGGCGCTTGGGGATACCCGAAGCGTGGTGTACGTTCTACGAGGACGTATGCAGATTACCCTGGTATATACCAAAAGAATTTGGTAAGGTAACCTCCAGCCGCACCATCAGTTGGACACAGGGACAGCCCTTGGGCTGGTTTCCAGTGTTCAATCTGGCGCTCTGCATAACCTTAGGCGCCCTTGTCGAGGGTGTCTGTTCCCACGCTTCGGCGGATAAGGAACGAAAGGCTGGTGAGGATAATGTCCGGTGTGGCGATGACCTCGTCATATTCCAAAACGAGGCTGGAATGCTTTGTATGGACCTCCTATCCGACATTGGTGTGCCGGTTTCGGCTGGCAAAACCTTAGTATCAGATCGTGCCTGCGAGTTTTGCTCTAAGTTGATTACCACGGACGGGGTGGTTCCCGGCTATAAGTGGAAGTCCATTTCGGACGACAACTTCTTAGACTTTGTTCAGAGAATCGGGCGACGTGGCATTTCTTTACTAACGCGACAACAACGAGTTGCTGTGCGCTGGTTAGCACCAGTCCCCGAACCCTGGGGGTTGGGTTGGAACTCTTCCGGCATCCCGGCTGTGGAGAGGTTTAACGCCTTTGTTAACCAGTCTACGGACGCCTTGTCTAGGGGAGGACAGCTAGTAAATGCTGGTCTTTCCAGACTCGCCCTCATTGCGAGGGGAGAGTCGGCCTTGGCGTCAACGATGTATTCGTTCGTCGACGACACCTCCGAACAGGAGGTGCTTGATCTCATTTCCGTAACCTTCGGGCCTGGACGCGATGCCAGGATCTATGGTCCGTGGTTGGCTGGTATAGTCACCCAAATCGGAGACTTGTGCCGGGCCAATGAGAAACTTGAGCGGTTAGCGATCAACGGTGCAGCCGTTACGATCTATACTGCAATCGTCGATAGGATGCGGTCGTTATTACCACCTTTCATAGTTGATGACCTTAAACCGGCCATTGACGAGTACGGGGAGGGTGTGGCACTTTGGAATTGGTACGAAAGTACCTACCGATTGTTCCGTGAACAGTCGGGGAACCCATACAAAGTGAAGTTGACAAAACTTTCTCTCGTGGACCTCGCGGTCCGACGCCTAGTAGGCGCAAGCCGAAAGCGCTAGCCAGCTTGGAGATGTGT